TTTATGGATAATCTATTTAAAACCTTCATTGTAAATCGAGTACCCCGAAATAACAATCTTGATATTACTTTGAATATCCCCGGAGAAAATCATGACGATACCGAAGTGGACTATTCTGGATGATGGTGATTATGTTGATATTGTTGATAAACTAAACGAAGATGAATGGAATGAACTATGGGATGATGATGATGATCCCGATTTCTACGACGTAAAGGAAACTTGCGATGGCTAAGGTTTTAGTAATAGGTGACCTTCACCTACCTGCTGAGCGTAAAGATTATCTTGAGTTCTGTTTAGGACTTAAGAGAAAATATAAGACAGATACTACGGTATTTATTGGTGATATAATTGATCATCATTCTATATCCTTCCATAATAAACACCCGGAAGCCGAGGCTGCTCAACAAGAGTACGGCCTCACTATGGAAAGTCTAAAAATTTGGCGGAAAAAATTTCGGGATGCCAAAGTATGTATTGGGAATCACGATGAGCGAGTTCACAGAGTTGCCTCTGCTTCTGGTATCCCTAGCATGTACCTCAAGGATTATCAAACTGTTTACGGCACACCGAATTGGGAGTGGGACTATGAGTTTACTGTTGATGGAGTATATTATACGCATGGCACAGGCATGTCAGGCATGCGTCCTGCGTTGTCTATCGCCGCATCTCGATGTCAATCCACGGTATCTGGACATGTCCATTCCGTGGGTGCAATCCACTGCATGACTGGTCCCACTGACAAGACAATTTTCGGATTTAATGTTCCTTGTGGACTTGACAGACACCACAAACTAATGTATTATGGACGGAACTTCTTGAAGAAGCCAGTCAACGGGGCTGGCGTAGTAATAAATGGAAAACCCTATATGGAGTTAATGAATGACTAGTAATGAAGAGGCTATTAAGGTAGTCGAAGAAGAATCTGACGAGATGTTCATCAAGGTCTCAGATCTTGAGAATTTCTTAGGTCAGGTAAGCTTAACGTTGGTATCAGTTGTCACTGGTATCAATAAAACGATGGAAGAACTCAAAAGGAGTACACCAAGTGATGACAACAAAGATTGAAGCGTTTACTACTGACACCCTAATGGTTCAGTGGAGCCACCTGCACCAGCCCGATGATAAGTTTGGCGAAGACTCAGCTAATCACAATATCGCTGTGATTGTTGACAAGCCTCTCCAGAAGTCTCTGGATAAACTTCTCAAGGAAACTGGTGCCACCAAGATCAACGGCATGCGTGTCGATGATAATGGTAATACTATCCTTAAGGCCAAGTCCAAGACTCTGGTTAAGAAGGGTGAGAAAACTTTCCCCTGTCGAGATGCTTCGGCTGCTAAGACGGATGCTCTGCCCTTTGGTGGAGACACGGTTCGACTTAGGTTGGCTCCGGTTCTCTTGACCCGAGATGGAAGCATGTCCCTGTTTCTCAATGGCGTTCAGATCATTGACAAGCAGAGTACAGGTTTCGATAGCACTGGTGGCTTTGAAGCTACCGATGGCTATACGAATCCAGCGGACACAGACCCAAGTGATGCGGATAATCTCCCCATCTGATGGAATGGGTTTTCCCAATTAGTCCCGTCGCAGCAAGTAGGCCTCGTGTCTCACGACATGGGGCTTACTTCGCTGGCCCTTACAAGAAGTTTAGGGAAGAGTGTTGGGACCTAGTGCCAATGGTGCTAGGTCCTGACTTCTCTCCCTTTGATAAGGGGTTGTACGTTGACGTTGAGTTATACGTAACCAGACCTAAGACTACTAAGCTTGATACACCCCGACCTGATATAGATAATTATCAAAAGGCTGTGTTTGATGCCCTCAATGGGTTTCTATGGACAGATGATAAACTCATCGAGGCTGTCTATGCTGTAAAGCAATGGGCTGCTAAAGATATGCCCGGCTACTTTGTAGTGGGAGTTAATTATGCAGATGAATACGACCTCTAACTTAACTCATCCTCCATTACATAAAGAACTACTAAAGGTTCACGATCAATTAGCCCGCCGTAATAATCTAAGTACAGATCTTATTGCGGCTTCGGCTTTGGTAGAGAAAGACTTTGGTTCTGCTTGCATTGCAGCCATCGCCACTTTGGGTGGACTGCATGCTCCTCTAGAACAAACCATGTATCTATTGTTAGTTGAGGATTCGGTACAGATAGCTGATAATATTATATCATCTGGTTTACGAGTACCCGGTTGGGGTTCTAGTTTCGCCAAAGACCACAGTGATCCTTTGTTCGATATACTGGACAGTAAACTATCTAGAATAGATGACGAATTATATTGTAAGATTGTATCCATTACTAACTTACTCTTAAACAAAACCAAGAAACGATTGTTCCCTAATGCTGCTTGTTACACAGCAGCCTGTTGTATTATAAATGATATTGATCCACGAGTTGCTTTAAAAACTTTGGTTCAAGGAAGGATTGAGGCTTGGTCTGAAATATATTTACAAAACTATAAGTCCCGGCTCCCGTAGCTCAGTTGGATAGAGCAACGGTCTTCTAAACCGTAGGTCGCACGTTCGAGCCGTGCCGGGAGTGTGAACAAAAGGAAATGATGATGGCACTAATGTATGATCACGAAGTCGAAGTAACTATGACGGTCTACGCCCAAAGCACGCAAGAGAATGATGTTGACTGCAAGGAAGATGTAATAGATGCGGTGAGAGCACATATCACATACGATGGCGGAGCCGTTGCCTATGAAATTGTAGACACAACTACTGGAGACTATTGACAAGGCTCCCTCGGAGTCCAATAAGAAGTTCGGCATCGGAACGGTGTAGACCTCAGGCAGTAGCACATTAGTGCTCGATCCGCCAGCTAAGTACAGTTCTTCTTGTTGGCTCCGTAGCCCAATTGGCAGAGGCAGTGGACTTAAAATCCATACAGTCTGGGTTCGAGTCCCAGTGGAGCTATGGGCTGGTAGCTCAGCGGTCAGAGCACCTCGCTCATAACGAGTAAGTCGTGGGTTCAAATCCCACCCAGCCTATTAAGGAGAAGAAGATGCATAATGCAGTTGTATTTTTAAGTGACGGGGAAACGTGGACAACCATAGATGGTTGTTCAATCTGTATACTAACTGACGAACAGTTAGATTATCTAAACATTGGAGACAAGCGTCCCGAAGACTTAAATCCTATTATGGAGATAAGCTTAGGAGATTGCACACCAAATTGGGAGTTATCATGAAAAATGATTACTACACAAGAGACGAACTAATAGAGATCATAAAGAACTTTGCTTATGCTTGTAACTGGGATACGGCGGACTTTGATATGGCTGAGCATCTAGGTGAGAAGTATTTCCCAATCTTTATTGGAGATGATGATGAAAGTATTTAGAATTGTACTTGATGTGGTCAGCACATCTTGGGAAACTGCTGATGCTTTTGTTGAGGCAGAGACTTTAGAAGAGGCCATCAAACTATTCAAAGATGACCCTGATTGTTATGACTGGGATAACTGGGAGACTCACGACAGTGAGACTCGTAGTTGGGAAGTCAACGAAGAGGAGTGTAGTAGGTATTTTAAGGAGGATAACGATGGGTAGATTAAAATCATTCATGCTACTTGAGGGTGGTGATGATATTGTTTGGAAAAGGGGTGGACAAACTTACGAGGGTAAGGTAGAATGTCTACAGTCCGATACCCACTCCATGACTGGTGAGGCCTACGTCGTATCTCATATGGATGGGCCTGTTCTTAAAGAATACACAGTGTATCCTTCCGAAGTTTGTTTCAATGAGATGATTAAGGCTCGTAAAACTTCCGACCGAATGGATACCTTAATAAGAGGAGATGATTTAAATGATTAGAAAACTTGCATTAGCCTTGACATCATTGCTTGCTGGGTGTTCAACCACCAGTTGGTTTAGTAAGGATATGGTCCCAACTGATATGCCTGCTGCCATCAGCAGCTCATCAGCCTGTAGCCCTATGCTTGGATGGCTTGGTGGTATCTGTATCCTAGGAGGCATGGTTCTCTTAGTAATTACACGAGGTTCCATGGGCTGGAGACCAGTCATTGGAGGTCTCATCTTTATAGGAATTAATTATGCGCTATATATGTATGGTCATTGGTTTTTCCTGCCTGTGGCTATTGCAACTGGTGCAATCAGCTTGGCATGGAGTGGTAAAATTGTGTGGAAGATTGTTAATGATGATAAACTTAAACTTAAGGAGTTAAAACTATGATGAGTTCTATATTAGGTACTGTATTTTATACTATTGTTGTATTTGTACTCGGAGCATTTGTTGGCCGCCCGGCTTTTTCGTGGCTGAACAAGTATCTCCCTTGGAATATGTGGCAGTAGGATTAAGAAAAGTGAGATGTAAATGTCTAAGGTAATATCCCGAAGTAGGTGCCCAAAGTGTGCCTCTAATGGCAACGACACCGCTGGCGATAACCTCGCTATCTATGAAGATGGCGGTAAGTATTGCTTTGCTTGTAAGTATACACAAAAAGGATTTAATAATTTGAGTAATTCTGTAGAAGAAGAGTATGTACCACCACCCGTAGAAAAGAAGACCACTGGTCTTAAGTTTCTCAATGGTAACATCACTGCTATTCCAGAACGCAAGATAAGTGCCGACACCTGCCGCAAGTATGGCTATGAGACCTTGGTCTCCAATGGCAAGCGTGTAGAGATCGCATCATTCTTTCGTGATGGTCAGATGGTAGGCCAGAAACTACGTGGTCCTAACAAGACCTTCCAATGGAGAGGACAGACTGTCAACACTCCTTTGTGGGGTCAAGATTTGTTCAAGGCCAAGGGTGGCCGTATGATTACCATTACCGAAGGCGAGATAGATTGTCTGTCAGTCAGCCAACTCTTGAACAATAGGTGGCCTGTGGTTTCGTTACCCAACGGAGCCGCCGGTGCTGCTAGGGCAATCAAGGATAACCTTGAGTTCATCTCTTCCTATGACGAGATCATTCTAATGTTTGATCAAGATGAGGCTGGTCGAGATGCTGTTCAAGCAGTAGCCGATTTACTACCTCCCGGTAAATGTAAGGTAGCCAAACTACCTTATAAGGATGCCAACGAATGTCTCGTGAATGGCCAAGGAAAGGCTGTGGTATCTGCTATCTGGGAAGCCCAACACTATAGTCCAGATGAAATTGTTCATGTGTCTCAGGTCATTGCTGATCCGAACATGGAACATACTAAGGTGTATCCCTTTCCGTTCGACAACCTGTCTGAGTTCTTACTTGGTCAGCGGTCTGGCGAGGTTACTCTTTGGGCTAGCGGTACTGGGAGTGGCAAGTCTACTATCCTTCGTGAGCTCATGCATCACCACTTGACCGAGGGTCGTAGTGTGGGTGCTATCATGCTCGAAGAGTCTCCACAAGAGACTGTAGATGATATGATCTCTTTGATCTTGAACAAACCCGTCCGAGCCATTCGAGCTAAGAAGCTAATGAATGAACTCCGAGAGAAGTTAGGCAAGCCTATTATTGAGGTAGATATAATTGATGACCTCACTGACGAGGAGTATGCCGAAGCAAGGAAAACACTGGAGACTACCAGCCTCTATGTTTATGATCATCTTGGTAATTCTGCTCTGGAGAATCTCTGTGCAAGAATGGAGTTCATGGCGGTATCCCTAGGAGTTGATGTCATTGTTCTTGATCACATCACTGCTGCGGCTGCTGGTTTATTGAATACCTCTTCTGATTATGATAATTCTAATTCCGAGAGATTGTTGATTGACAATATCATGAAGGAACTAAGATCATTAGTCAGTAGAACAGGTGTTAGAATTGATGTTGTATCCCAACTGAAGAAGACGATCAAGTCTTACGAAGAAGGGGATCGCATTACACTTCAAGATCTTAGAGGCTCTGGTTCTCTGGCTTCTGTACCCAATGTCGTTGTTGCCCTTGAACGAGACAGGCAGAACCCAGATCCAGTAGTTGCTAATACCACTACAGTTAGGGTTCTGAAGAACAGATTAACCGGCAGGGCTGGTATTGCTACGTGTTTATTCTACGACCGCTGTAGTGGCAGGCTCAGGGAGATGGAGTTTGCGGTTACTGACGAGGGTAAGGTAATTACGGACCCAGACTCATGATTGTAGTATCAGGCATGCCCCGGAGTGGCTCAAGTCTAATGATGCAGACCCTAAAGCATCTTGGAGTTCCCCTCATTGGTGAAAATGATTACGCCTTTGAGGGGAACAGCTACCTGCACAGCCAAGAAGTTCCTGCTGAAGACCAAGAAAGAATAGCCAGTCATAATCCTTGGGGTTATTATGAGATACCGTTTGAAGATCACATTGATTATATTCTCAACAACCACCCCGGCAAGGCTATGAAAATATTAGGGCCTATATTAATTACTCTGATTCCTATTAAAAATATAGAACGTGTGATACTATGTGAGCGTGGAGATAAGGATGCCCAAGCCACAAGCTTTGAAAAACTAGCTAAACTAGATGTAGAAGTTATGGACAAAGAGATTGAAGCTGGACGTATGGATCCCCTAAGCATGCGAGCAAAGTCTATAGAAGTATATAGGACTATGAACCTTGAAGACTATAAACGATTAATTAACTTTGGTCATCGATCTATCCAACGGTGGTGGCAAGACCATGATATTAAATTCAAGACTTGGTTTTATGAAGACATGTTAGAGACCTGTGGTTCCAGTAGTTATTATTCCAGCACCGAGTTTAGTATCAGAGAAATACAAAGGTTCTTGGGATTACAAGGACCAATAGATAAGACAATAGAAAATGTAAGGAAATGAAAAATGAGACTAGCTTTCGACATCGAGGCTAACGGCCTGAGCGAAGTCACAATCGAAAAGAAGGGTGTAGCTACACCTGAGGGTGATAATATCTTCTGCTTGTGTATACAAGACGTAGATACCGGAGAAAAACAAACGTTCTTGGAAGAGGACATGGAAGAAGGCGTTGAGGTACTGAGGAAAGCTGACTTAATTATTGGT